CACAAATGGGTCCAACTGGCGACCTAATTAGACAATTTGCAGAGGATTTTAAAGATGGCTCAGCATCTATAGGTGATGCAGATGTAACAGGTGTATTAAACGCCGTGGCCGAGGGCATTACATCAGATCAAACATTGCGAACTGCATTACTGGCACCAGCAGGCGGCTTTCCACAAGCATTAGCACAAGTAGTTGGTGACGGTCTTGCATTTGCTCAAAAATTTATTGCAGGTGATGTAAGTTTATCAGAAATAAGAGCACAGGTGGACAAAGAACGTGAAGGCAGAATCGAGGCCGCTGATCAAAACAGAGAATTAGTATATTCAATCATTGATGCTCAAACCAATGTAGCAACACTCAGCAAAAGATTACAAGATACGGTGTTACAAAGTGAAAAAACAATGGATATAATCGGAGTAACTACAGACGCCATTACAAACATTACTGAATTATTAGACAAATTTATTACATCAGCGGAAGGGGGCAAAATAGAAGGAGCCAAAGGAGCCAAAAATGTAGCAATTTCTACACCTGATGGGGTAGTATATGTTACAGCAAAAGAAGCCATAATTATGGAAGAAGAGGGTACGGGCACAATTACATCTGGATCCCTAGGATCTTCGGGGGAATATATAATTCCCGCCAACCCCGAACAAGCTAAGGCCTTTGAAGATAAAGTTCGTGCGGCTGTACTGGCATTCAATGATGCCGGAGAACCAACAGCCGGTAAAGCCCTTTGGAGTGCGTTTGATGGACAAAAAGCAATTAATAACTCCCAAGAATTAAATCAGTTTATTGATAAGATGAATGAAGAATATGGTACAAAAGTACAACATTTCCAAAGAGGTACCCCAGGTATTGTGGACTTTATGTCTGGCACATTAGCAATGTTGCATGGCAAAGAAGCAGTAATACCAGCACCAGAAGGAAACATACCAGTTGACCTTGGCGATTCATTAAAGCCATTAGAAGATCTTTTAGCCAACCTAACAAATAAAGCAGGTGGAGGAACTAATTTACTTGCTCAAGATGGTGTAAATAGTGTACAATCGAAGCAAGTGGTTTCGAAATTAGAAGAAATGGTTGGTGTACTTAAAACAATTGCAGATGGGCAACATATAGGAACATCAACAACCCAAAGGGAGTTAAAGAAATTAGGGAATTTTTTTGCCGCAGATCTTTTTAGATAATAATGAGTTGGAAAAAATATTTTTCAGTAATAAGCACAGATGGAACATTATCACCAATAAGTGGTAATACTTCTTCACAACTTGGCCCATATGATAGAGCAGAATTTGGCAAAAGAAATTACTCATCTTACTTGCCAGAAGTTTATACAGGACATCCAAACAGAGTAAACAGGTATTCACAATATGATTCTATGGACGCCGACTCAGAAATTAATGCGGCACTAGATATTATTGCAGAATTTTGCACACAAATAAACGCAGACAACCAAACACCATTTGATATTAGATATAATGATAATCCTACAGAACAAGAAGTATTAGTATTACGCAAAGCACTTAAACAATGGACATCATTAAACAAGTTAGACAAGAGAGCATTTAGAGTTTTTAGAAATTGCATCAAATATGGTGATGCATTTTTTATTCGTGATCCAGAGACAAACGAATTATTACATATTGACGCAACTAAAGTTGACAAAGTAATTGTTAACGAATCAGAAGGCAAAAAGCCAGAACAATATGTAATAAGAGATTTAAACATTAACCTACAAAACCTAACAGCAACTGAAGTACCTAATCAAACATTATATGCAGGTGGGGCCACAGGACAAAATCAAGGCTATCAAGGATATACTGGTGTTGGTGGATCAGCAAATATGCAACCATCAGGTGGAACAACTGGCTCAGGGCGATTCCAAGAAAACATGAATCAATATGCCATTGGTGCAGAACATATTGTTCACCCATCGTTAAGTGAAGGTATTGGTGAAAATTATCCATTTGGCACATCAATTCTTGAACAGGTGTTTAAAGTGTTTAAGCAAAAAGAACTATTAGAAGACGCAATTTTAATTTATAGAATACAAAGAGCACCAGAACGTAGAATTTTTTACATTGATGTAGGTAATATGCCATCACATTTAGCAATGCAATTTGTAGAAAGAGTTAAAAACGAAATCCATCAAAGACGCTTACCATCATCTTCAGGTGGAGGTACTAATATGATGGATGCCGCTTACAATCCATTAAGCATAAACGAAGATTATTTCTTTCCACAAACAACAGAAGGACGTGGATCTAAAGTTGAAACACTTCCAGGTGGTACTAATTTAGGTGAGATCGATGACTTACGTTACTTTACTAACAAACTATACAGAGGATTAAAAATTCCTGCGGCATATTTGCCAACAGGACCTGACGATGGAGCAAATCCACAGTATAATGATGGTAGGGTTGGTACAGCATACATTCAAGAACTAAGATTTAACAAGTATTTAGAACGTTTACAAACGTTAATATGTGATCCATTGGATTTAGAATTCAAACGTTTTTGTAAAGCAAGGGGTATTAATGTAGATTCTTCTATGTTTAAATTAAAATTTAATCCACCACAGAATTTTGCAAGTTATAGACAAACAGAAATGGATAATTCAAGAGTACAAGTGTTTACATCTTTAGCTGAATCACCATTTTTAAGTAAAAGGTTCTCAATGGAACGTTATTTAGGCATGACACAAGACGAAATTAAACGAAATCAAAAACTTTGGATGGAAGAAAACGATAAAGATACTGAAACAGATGCTGGCGAAGAGGCTATGCGTTCAGCAGGCATTACACCAGGAGGCATAGCAGGCGATCTTGGTACAGCAGAGTTAGGAGATGTAGCACCAGACGAGTTAGGACCAGAAGGAGAAGAAGGTCTCCCACCAGAAGGTGGACCTGAAGTTACTCCTCCAGTGGCTCCAGCCGATACCCCAGGACTATAAATACAGTATGCTCTTAAGAGAAATGTTTGATTTGATGGATGAACGTTATAATGCGAAAGACGATACTAGTATCATTAAATTTGATGACTTGCGTAAAACCAAACTTACACTAGAACAAATAAATCAAATAAGAAAAGAACAAGAAATCAAAGCACGTGAGTACATAAAAGAACTAGAAACAGTTAAAGCTATGTACGCCGCCCCTCAAGAAGAAACAGCCCCAGTAATATAATATACATATATTAAATAATAGATGAAACGTTGCTTTATTATCGCTAACGGCGAGAGTCGTAAAGACTTTGACATTAATAGTCTCTGGCCTTATGGTAAAATCATTGGAATTAATGCAGTCTATAGAGATAATGTTAAACTAGATTACCTTGTAGGCGTTGATATTAAAATGATGAATGAAATTGGTGACGCAGGATATACCGATGCAGAAGTTTGGACATATCCACGCAGTCAAATTAAACACACTTATTTCAAAAGATTTAAAAAAGACAATGGATGGAGTTCTGGACCTACAGCAACTACCTTAGCAATTGAAAAAAACTTTGAAGAAATATTCATTTTAGGAATGGATTTCTGTGGAGTTAGAGGAAAAGGCGATAAACTAAGAATGAACAATATGTATAAAGGCACTAGCAATTATAGAGGTAGTGAACGTGAAGCAACATTTCATGGAAATTGGGAAAATCAAATGAAACGCAACTGCCAATCTAGACCCAAAACTAATTTTATACGTATATGTCGTAAAGATGTCGAGCAATTTCGCTTTGTTCCAAAGAAGCTTAAAGACGTTGAAAATCTAAGTATGATATATTATGAAGATTTATCTGTTTTAATGAAAAGTTGGGAAAAGTTTCGATAAAATAGTAAAAAATCGAAAAAAACACCAATATTATCGATTTTAACTGTAAACATTATAATTATATAACACAGACTATGGCCAATAGTAGCGAATAAGGAGTACCCAAATGTCAGAAAAGTTTGAAAAATTACTAGACTTGTTGGTGAACGAAGAAAAAGCGAAAGCGGAAGATCTATTCCATGAAATCGTTGTCGATAAATCTAGAGAAATATATGAAGAATTAGTATCTAATGATGCTGAAACTGAAACAATTGAAGAAAAGAAAGAAGAAGACAAAGAAGTTGACGAAACTAAAAAAGAAGATGAGTCAAAAGAAGAAGTTGATGAAAAAGCAGATCCAAAAGCGGATGAAGACAAAGAAGTCGATGAAACTAAAAAAGAAGATGAGTCAAAAGAAGAAGTTGACGAAAAAAAAGATCCCAAAGCGGATGAAGATAAAAAAGTTGACGAAACTGAAGCAATAGAAACAATTGGTGGCGATGCTACTGATGATCTAGTTGCTGATATTACTGCTGATCAAGTTGGTGGAGAGCCAGTACAAGCAGAAGAAGATATGACTCAAGATGAATTAGAAGATAAAGTCTTAGATCTTGAAGATGCTTTAGACGAATTAAAAGCAGAATTTGCCGCAATGAATGGCGATGATGAATATGGAGACGACGAAAATGGTGAACCAGAATTAGACGTTGAAATAGACCCAGAAGCAGATCCAGAAGCAGAACCAGAAATGGAATTTCCTGCTCCTGAAGAAGAAGCTGTAAGACGCCCATTCGAAGGTAAAGAAAAAACAGGTGATAAAGCACAAACTGTTGAAGAACATTTGAAAGAATATTCAGAAATGGTTAAAGCCGATATGAGTGGAGACGACGATGGTGGAGCAAAAAAATCACCAGTAGCCGGTAAAAACGATATGGGTGGAACAGCGGCTAATATTGCCAAAGGTAGTTCTGAAGAAAAAGGTGGAGCAACACCAAAATCTGAATCAAGTAGCGAAAAATATGCTAACAGACCAGGTGGAACAAGCAAATCTATGACTTCCCCAGCACCAAAACCTAAAGATGATAAGGGAGATGCGTCTGCCAAATCACCAGTAGGTCCTGGCAAGTAATAAGTTTTATAGATAAGGAGCGAATATGCTACATCTAAAAGAGAATCTTACATTTGACCAAGCAGGATTAGTACTTGAAACTGATGGTAAAGATGGCAAAGACCTATATCTTAAAGGGATTTGTATTCAAGGTGGTGTTAAAAACGCCAACGAAAGAATATATCCTGTTAATGAAATAGCAAAAGCCACTAAAACCTTAAAAGATCAGATTCAAGGAGGCTATTCCGTGCTTGGTGAAGTTGATCATCCTGAAGATTTAAAAGTAAATCTGGATCGTGTATCGCACATGGTTACAGATATGTGGATGGACGGATCCAACGGTTTCGGTAAAATGAAGGTCTTGCCAACGCCGATGGGTAAGTTAGTAGAAACAATGTTAAATTCTGGAGTAAAACTTGGTGTTTCAAGTAGAGGCTCTGGAAACGTTAACGAGTCAACAGGCGAAGTTAGTGATTTTGAGATCATTACCGTCGATGTTGTGGCGCAACCATCTGCACCAAATGCCTATCCTACGCCAATTTATGAAGGACTCATGAATATGCGTGGTGGACAGCAAGTGTGGAACGTGGCGCAATCTGTATCGCAGGATTCTGCGGCGCAGAGATACCTTAGAGACGGGGTATCGAGATTAATAAAAGACCTCAAGATTAAGTAGAGGAGAGAAAACATTATGTTAGAAGCATTAGAACCATTGATAAACAGCAATGTAATCACTGGAGACACTAAAAAAGCTATCGAAGAAGCTTGGGATTCTAAACTTAAAGAAACTCGAGACACAATTGAAGCTGAACTTCGTGCCGAATTCGCAAAACGATACGAGCACGACAAAGGCGTAATGGTTGAATCACTTGATAAAATGGTCAAAGAAGGACTTGCTAAAGAGATCGCGGAATTTAAAGAGGATAAAAAAATGCTCGCTAAAGAACGTGTGAACTATAAAAAGTCAATTGGAGAACATTCCAGTTTGCTAAAAAAATTCGTATTGGAAAGATTAAGCAAAGAAATCAAAACAATGAATGCAAATAAAGTTGCAGTAGCAGAAAACTTCGCTAAACTCGAAGAATTTATTGTTACTAAACTAGCAGAAGAGATCAAAGAATTTGGTCAAGATAAGAAAGACGTTATTGAAACTAAAGTTAAACTTATCTCTGAAGCTAAAAAGAAATTTGCTGAATTAAAACAGAACTTTGTGAAAAAATCCGCAAAAGTAGTTGAAACTACAGTTGAAGCAGTTCTTAGAAAAGAACTTGCTCAATTGAAAGAAGATATTACTGCTTCTAGAGAAAATAACTTTGGAAGACGTATGTTTGAAGCATTCGCAAGTGAATATACCAGCAGTTATTTGAATGAAAAGGGCGAAGTAAACAAACTAATCAAAAAAATGACAGCGAAGCAAGAGGAGTTGGAATCAGCCAACAAAACTCTTGAAGAAAAAGACAAAGTGATTGAAGCCAAAGAAGCAGAAGCAGAAGTGGCTAAAGATCAATTGGAACGAAGTAAAGTAATGGATCAAATCATGTCACCATTAAGCGGTGATAAAAAAGAAGTGATGCAGGATTTACTTCAAACTGTGGAAACCAAAAAGTTGAAAGAATCTTTCAGCAAGTATTTGCCAGCAGTTATGGACAACGAAACTAAAGCAAAGAGTAAAATCTTAGCAGAAGGTAGAAGTGCTGTTACTGGTAACAAAGCAAGTATTGAGGATGATACAGGCATCGAACAGATGCGAAAATTAGCAGGTATTTAGGAGAAAAAAATGTCGAATACACTAATTGAAAATAAATGGGCCCAAACAAAAACCGCCTTAATGGAAGGTTTAAAAGGTACCAAATCAAAAGTGATGGATGTAACTCTAGAAAATACACGCAAATACTTGTCAGAACAAGCAACAGCAGGCGCAACTAGTGCCGGTAACGTAGCAACTCTTAACAGAGTCATTCTGCCAGTTATCAGACGTGTTATGCCAACTGTAATTGCAAACGAGATCGTGGGTGTACAACCTATGACTGGTCCAGTTGGTCAAATCCATACTTTGAGAGTACGATATGCTGATGCAAATACAACAGCAGGCATCGTAGCAGGTGATGAAGCATTATCACCATTTAATATTGCTAACGCATATTCAGGTAACGAAGTAGCAAATGCAACCGCGAAAGCGGCCGCAACTGCTTCACTTGAAGGTGCACCTGGCAACAGATTAAATATTCAAGTCTTAAAGCAAACCGTAGAAGCAAAATCCAGAAAGCTATCAGCTAGATGGACTTTTGAATCGGCTCAAGACGCTCAAGCCCAACAAGGCTTAGACGTTGAAGCTGAAATTATGGCGGCTTTAGCACAAGAAATTACTGTTGAAATAGATCAAGAGATTTTAACATCTCTTAGAGCTCTTCCAGGAGCAGTAGAACTAACTTACGACCAAGCGGCTGTAAGTGGTACTGCAACATTTGTTGGTGACGAACACGCCGCATTGGCTGTTCAAATTAACAGAGTTGCTAACTTGATTGCACAAAGAACAAGACGTGGCGCAGGTAACTGGGCAGTTGTAAGTCCATTTGCACTTACAATCCTACAATCTGCTACTACATCTGCGTTCGCAAGAAGCACAGAAGGTACTTTTGATGCTCCAACTAACACTAAATTTGTTGGTACATTGAACGGTGCTATGAAAGTATATGCAGACGCTTATGCGGCTGACGGTACTTCTGTTTTAGTTGGATATAAAGGTCCATCAGAAACTGATGCGGCGGCATTCTATTGCCCATACATTCCGTTGATGAGTTCTGGTGTTGTACTGGATCCATCTACTTTCGAACCGGTAGTAAGTTTCATGACAAGATATGGCTATATTGAATTAACAAATACTAGTTCATCTCTTGGTAATGCGGCTGACTATTTAGGTCTAGTAGGAGTAACTAACGCGAACGTGAAATTTGCATAATTTTGTAAAGAGTAAAATTAAAGGGCGGATTTATTCGCCCTTTTTTTATGAGATAATTATAATATGCACCCTTTATTAAAAGAACTACTTATAAATGCAGAAAACAAAATCCATGTTATCGAATTTATTGTTGATCAATCATTTGGACTTCAACTAGTAGCACCATTTGATTTGCAAATAATTGGTAATAGAGGAAAAGCTATTGTAGAAGCTGATACTAGAGCAGAGGCAGTAAACATTGTTAAAAATAGTGGTGTACCTATTAAAACATTTCTCAACTTACAATAAATTATGACCCGAATAATAATTGCTGGCCAACGATTGCTACTAATAAAAAACTGGTAAAATTTATTCATAAACACATATAAATACAGTAACTCAAGTGTGTCAGCAATATTAAGATTGTTGGACTTATGCGGAAACCAACCGCGTAGCATCTAGAACGTGCATTGGGCTCTTTTTTAAGGAGAAAACAAAATGGGTAGACCAATTAAAATTCAAAAAGGGGACATTCAATCATTTGGAGGTTCCTCTAACGGACATACAACTGGTGGTAAAGGCGGGCTAGGTGCCGGCCTTATCGAAGTTACTGCGGCTTTTTGGACAGCGGCTCAAGACAGTGGTCATGATTCAACAGTCTCAGTAGCAACCGATTCTGGAATGTATATTGCTAGTCAGAAAGGTGCCAAAAAATTCAAAATTGCTGGTACTTCTTCAGATGGATCAACAGCAGTAAGTGGATTTTTAAATCTTACTCCAAAAGCACCAGGAGCCATAGCTTCAGGTGAATTTTGTGTACAAGCAATAGGCAGTGATTCAACTGTATATTATGTTAGTAAATTCCATAATAGAAGTGTATCAGTATCAGCTGATGCTGGTTCAAGCTACAAACACTTTGGAATGAGTTTACTTGCTGAAGGAACTGACGAAGGTCAAGCATCCTCAGGTTACGTAAACGTAGACGTACAATAATATTATAATACAAGGGCATGAATAATGCCCTTGTCCCTTGAGTATAAATACTAACAATGAGTACTAACAGAGCATTATCACCTTATAAATTAGAAGTTTTAAGTACCGACGGATCACAAACTGGATCAGCAATTACGGCTACAACTTCTAATGCTGGAGTCGTTGATGTTAATATTGGTGGTAGCTTAACAGTAACAGGAGCAACCAC